ACTTCGGTAGTTATCTCGACGCCAGCCATGCCTATTTCCTTTGTTCGTTAAGCACCTTGAAAACGGTTGCAAGGTCTTTCACGTCAAATTCTACTTCACGGGGCCAATACCCTGTCGTTGCCAGCAAGGTTGCCAACGCAAAACGGTACTGACCCCTTAGGTAGGGTTTTCGTCCTCGGTATCTATGACCTCAAGTTGGATTATTTTTTTTATGAAATCGTCGAGGACTATCGGAACTACCACGCCGTTTTGTTGTAGCGCCGTATGCGCCATAAACGCCAAGTCCTCCATGCCGATTCCGTCAGCAATCTTGGACGCTTTAGTTTTAAATTTGCGTTCCCAGGCAACGATGGTAAACAGGTTGGTGCTGATGTCTATAGGGCCGTCGCCCTGGTCTACCCTAAGCGTCAATTTCATGTCGGGTTCCTTTGTTTGTAGGTTGAAATCAGCTGACAGCGGTAGTTAAGACGCCGCCCTTAAAAGTGATGGAAATGGTGCTTAATTCGCCCATGGTGGCGTTGATGACGGGCAACGCTTCTAGGTAGGCGCCAGTCAAAGTAAAGCATGGTTCCGTGGCGCTAGGCGTAGTTAAACCTGCAACGGTGTTGGAAACTTTGACTGTAGTGGTAGTGCCGACAAGGGCGGCAAGTGTGGCGTATGTTTCGGACGCCGCATAGGACATATACAAGTCAAGGGTAATTTCCTGATTAAACAGGCCCGACACAAACACCCGTGACGTGCCACCAAATGCGGTAGATTCGAGGGCTTCGGCGGTGTTGGTGACGGTTGCGCTAGTGCATTGGTCCGTCATCGAAATTGAGTTAATTTGGACGCCTGGGTTGGAAAGATAAGTGCTAGTAGCCATGGGTTAATCCTTTGGGTTGTTGGTAATAGTTTTAGCAGATTTCGGCGGTGCTTTGTCCTCAACAATAAAACCGTGCAACAGTAACGCCTCAACGTTGACGCCTGCTTCAGGTTCAAACTTGTCGCCAGGTGTTCCAATGCGAGGGCTGACGATTCGGTAGGTCACGATTGGGCCTGCAAGTCAACGGTCAAGTCATAGGCGGCAAAAGTTTGCCCGCCAACAGTAACAAAGCCAGGGCGCCCAGACTTGACAGCCACGTTGCTTGCCAAAAGGGCAGCAGACATGCTTAAAACGTTGCGTAAGCCGTCCAAGTTGCCTGGCCCTAATGTCAGGACCTTGACGCTAAAACTCATCTTAACAATGGTGCTAGACAGGGCCTCAAAATCGGGTGCGTCTAGGAACACGCAAGGCGGGTTTATTGCTTCAGGGTTAAAGACAACCCGTAGACCTGTCACCGTCGCCAGCTTTGTTGCAAGGTCGTCTATGGCCTCATTAAAAAGGTCTGTGTAAACAGTCATTAGGCAACCGCTGGTCGAGGGATACCGGCAAGTTGTTTAATCAACGGACTTAGGCCCGTGCTGACAGGTGTACCCATGTCCGTGAATCCTGCAAAGTCATTGACGGCGCCACGCTGACGGTATAAAGCGCCCGCATACATTGTCGTGGCCAGCGTGACGTCTGGGCCTGGCGAAGTTGTCAGGCTGTCCGTGTAGCCCGATTCTTGACGGCGCCTAAAAATTAGATTGTTGGCGCTATCGGCGCATTGTTGCAGGAACGCTGATTCGTCTACGCCAGCCAATGCGATTCCAAGCCACAATTCTAAATCGGGGCCGTCAATCCAAGTGCAAGTTTCTGTGTAAGTCAAAGTTCCTTGCGGGATAGCGGCGCTGCGTTCAAGGTTGTCGCCTGCGTCGTAAAACAATACCTGGTTGGGTATTGGCACTTCGTAGTTAAACATCAAGTCGCCTTGGCTGTCTACACCCGTAAACAGGTAAGGCGGCAATGCGTAAACGTTGTGTGTGCCGTTCAAACTATGACCTAAGCCCGCCAGGGTGAAAGGCAAACCTAAATCAAGGTCAGGTTCCGTCAATGTTTGAACAACAGCGTAATCGTCTAAACGCTGATGAAAAGTAACTTGATATACAGCCATTGGCGGCTAACCGCCTTTCGACTATGCCTGGGTGATTTTGCGAATCATTGAAGTGTTAGCTGCAAACGTTGCGGCGTAACCAAACATTGACATGGTGCGGGAAACGGTGCTTGGGTTTTCTACGGACAGTAGGCCACGGTCTGCACGGTATATTTCGTACGCATTGCTGTTAAAAATCACCATAGTTTTGGCGGCGAAGTTGTTGTCAACGACAATTTGCAAACCAAGTGGGTTGGCGTTTTGGAAAGCGTTGATTCCGCCGTTACCTACAGCGTTAAACGCATTAAGGCCGCCACCGGTGTAACCAAAAATTGGGCGGTCTGTGGTGTCCGTTAGCTGCATCATTAATCCCCAAGTGGCAGGGTCAACAGCAATATGCGTTGGTAGGAAGTTTGTCGCTGCAACCGTAGTCACGGCGCAATCGTAGATTGACTTCAAAAGGTCATCAACGGACAAGTCCCAAACGCCATCGCTGGTCGCGGCGGTTACAAGGTTGTCGCAAGCGAAGTTGTCAATGGACTTCAAGTACTGTCCTGCAAGGTCTTGCATGATGACAGCCATAGCGGCTGGGTCTGTAAAGTCAACGGCCTGATACGACAGGGTTGTTGCGCCAGCAAACGTTTTCTTGGTGACCGTATTCGAGGCGATAACGCTGGTTGTTGCCGATACTGCGTCAAACTGTGCGGACTGTTCAGCGACGGTTGGGTGCGTGGTCCAAGTAGGACGGATAAAAGTTGCACCAGTTCCGCCACCAGGCATCGCCCTTGTCCCCACGGCTGTCAAAAGCGGGGAAATGTAATTGATATCCGCAAAGACGGGACCAAGCAAAGGCAACGGGACAATACCGGTCACATTGGTTGACGTGACATCGCCAGCTGCGGCTTCGATTGGCGACTTGTGGTAGGCACGGTAGTCGTCCCAAACCTTGACAGCGTTGGCAGCTTCAATTCCGCCCTTGTGGATTGCGGCCATATATTCAAAAGCGTTTGGCAGGCGTGGTTCGCGCTTTGCGCTAGCAAAAATTGGTGCGGTTGGCACTACGACTTCGGCTTCAAGTTCCATGGGGGTTTCCTTTTCGGTTTCAGGTTCGGCTTCGGTTTCAGGTTCCGTGTCAGGTTCGGACGCTGCTACTTGCGTTATGGTAGCACCCGCAAATGCAGGCGTGGGGACGAGGCTAAGTTCCACCCAATCGGCAGCTAGGACGATCATGTTGCCGTCGTCGTCAAACTTAAATTCGGTTGGGTTGACACCTACGGACACGGAATCGAGAACGCCGTCAGCTGCTAAAACTAACGCTTCGTCGCCGGCACGGGTGTTGGAAACTTTGGCCGTAAAATACATGGCTTCTGGACTGTCGACCCTCTCGCTTAAAATGCCGATGGCCTGCGAAGAATCGTGGTTCATATAAAGACGGGGCGCTTTGCCGTCAATGGGCAAACTACCTGGCGCAAATTGCACGGTAGTTCCGTCGCTGACAGTAGCCATGACGTTGTATGGGACAGCAATACCAGTAATGGTGCGTCGTTCTGCACCGTCTGGGCCTGCGGCGTCAACAGTAAAAGTAGATGAAGTGAACTTAATCATGTTGCTATTTCCTCTTGTGTGTTTTGTTGTGGCATTGGTTCGTAGTCGGACATTTGGTGGACTTCAAGCATTTTTTCGGTATCCCATTTCACATAGGTTCCCCTAGGTAGTTGCTGGCTTAACGCTGCACTAATTGCCGTCGCGTACATACTCAATCCAAATGTCCAAAGGTCACTTTTAGCGGACGCTGACGTCGAATATGCGTAACTTCCTGTTGATAAACCCAATAGATACGGGGGAATATTGCACAAGTTGGCAATCTCTCGGCTTTGGTATTCGGCTGCGTCAATCAACAACATTTTGTCCGGTGTTGCTGTCGTTTCCGTGTAAGTCAAATATTCGTTTAAGGCCGCCGTCTGGTTACTTGCCCTGGCAGCGTTAAACGCTTCAGCTAGTGCAGCCAGTTCCAAAGCGCTTAACGGTTCGCCGCCTGTCTGCTTCAATACGCCAGCAGGGATAGCAGAACTAGCGTTACGGTTGCGTGCGTCCTCAAGTTTTAAGGCCGTCTGGATTGTTTGTTCCGACATAAAAATCATGCCCTGCGTTGGACTGTAAATTTGGACGACATCGACTGGGTCTATAGCGCCACCGTTGAAATAGATTTCTTTTGACTTACCAAACCAGACGGGCGGGTTGGCGTCGGGTGTCGTACAAGAACCTTGCGGTAAACGGGTAGCGGACGCCATATAGCCGTCCTTAGTGCGGGAAGTTATATAGAGAAAGCAACGCCCAAAGAAAAATAAGTCATCAAAGACCCATGGGAATAGGAAACTGTTTGGCATTTCAGGGTCAAGTTGGCGCAACCAGCTTCGAGGCGCCAACGGGACTTCTTCCATTTCTTCGCCGTTCCACATTTCGCCGCACATCTTTAAATCCATAGACGCAAGTACGGACGCCATAAGGTCACGGCTGCGGGAAATAGACGCCACAGACATTGCACGGTTCCGCAACGTGCCAGCCTGGTAACTCCACCAGTCACCAATAAGGTTAGGGCCTGCAACTTGGCTGGAATAGTAAGCGCCACCAACAGCAGCTGCGGTAACTTCAGGTTGCGGACTAACCGCCGCTTTAGTTACTTTACTAGTGAAAATTCCCATGTTGGTTTCCTTTAGGGGGTTGTCCCTGCCCAGCCCGACGCCAGGCAAGGACTAGCCAAACTTTAGCCCAACGCAATGTCACGGTGTCCGTGATACTGCAAACATTGGTTTGCCCACAACTTTAGGCCGTGACGATTCCGCTATAGCCCAAACCATACAGCGGGCTAGTTCAATCGGCCCAGGGCTTTTTTGCGATGACAGGACTACACCGGAACCTGTCTTAGTTAGGACGGCACGGTTGACGTGTTCCGCTAACGCCAATTCGCCACGGTGACGCACCTTGCCCTCAACAACCATTTTTTGGATTAAGCCCGAATACTTCAACAGTTCGCCGTAACCAATAGTTGTTGTGCGCCTTTCCAAAATTGTTGGCAAATGCAAATGCAGGGACGGCGTAATAACTAGGGCCGTCTGGGTGTCTGCCATGACACGCCCTATTTCTGCCCAACAGGCGTCCTCAGTATCAACCATAAATTCCACGATCACATGCGCTTTAGATTCGTGGACAACGGATCGCACACCCACATAGCGTCCGTCTGCTAAATCTGTGTCCACAGCCAACACGCCACCAGCAGGCATAGGTAAGTCCGTAACCTGTTTGTCCCATAACCCGACAGGTAGCCAAGCGCCCCTAGCGGACACCCACAAATTAAGGTGCGCGCGTAGGAAACTGTCTTTTTTAGATACGGCCCGCAACGCTTCCACGGTCACGGTTACACCCATAGCAGGGTTAGCCGCCAACCAGTTTTTTTCTAGTCGAGGGTCAGCGCCAGGCGCCATGCTGTATTCCGCAAAATAGGTTTGTCCGGTAACGCCCGTGTCTATTTCGGATATGGCTGTCTCTCTCATCTGTATCATGCACACGCTGGATTCATCGCCTGCCGTGGACCACATAGACAGCAACGGGTTTTGTCTCGCTATCTGCGACGGCCTTAAAGCGGTGTCGACAACTTCGCTGGAAATGTTCCACAGTTCGTCAATGACAATTAAATCGTGGGAACCGCCGTGCAAGTTAGGTGTTGCTGCCCTCACTTCCCACGTCGACCCGTCAGGCATTTTGACAGACTTACGGCCCATAGCGTTAGCCGCCTTAGCCCCAAATTTGTCCACAAGTATTGGTGCGATCACACCAAAGATTGCTTCAGCCCTATCCAACTTGTTAGCGACAGATAAGACGGACTGGGGCTTGCCTCGCATTGCTGCAAAGTCTGTCAGCCACCAACCAATCAGCGGACACAAGCCGCCCTGGCTTTTTCCGTTCTGGCGGGCCGTACTGACCAACGCCTCTCGAAACTGAAGTGCGCCCATATCGTCATGCGCCAGCTGACCGCACAACACATGCTTTTGCCAATCCATCAACACCAAACCCATATGCGTTTCAGCCCAGGCCGCAACACCCAAACCGTACGACGCCTGGTTAACGCCAACCGTTTCCAATCTCGGCAAATACCCTGTGACCTGCGACGATTCGGGCTGGTTCCCGCCAGTTTCCCCCAAAATGTTTAAGGAGGA